GATGCGCTTCGCTGCGGCACCACGCAAGGACTTACCTTCAGCCGCTGCTTTATTGAACTTCTTCTTACCGTACTTTTTGCGACCGATTGAAGCAGCAATAGCACCAGCAGCTTTAGGGCTTTTACCCTGAGCCTCGAGTTTACCTTGTAACTTCTTGAAGCCTACATAGGCCATGTTACCATCTCCATTTGAGACCAGCGCCGACAGCCCATTCAGGATCACCGCCCCAGTCTGATTTAATCTCGCCTGTCATCCCGACTTCAAATTGCTTGCTGACACGATGAGTAAGATCCCCACGGACAAACCAAAGATCGTCGTTGCTGCCAAGGTTGAGATCGAGGCCCCCAGAATCCTTCGGATCAAGATTCTTTATCCCTGGGTTTCTGGGGATGGTGCCGGGGGGTTATTGACGCTCTCCAAGGCCGCTCGCTTTTCTTTAGCAGCATCCTGCCAAGCGACACCTAGGATTGCACCAAGCAAGCCCATAACACTCACAACGATTTCTTCGACCGGCATTTCAGGATTGATAGCACGAAGGACCAACGGCAACAGCGCTGCTGCGATCCCCATAACAATCTTACGCCAACCAGTTCCGCCATTCTTCATTTGACCACCTATGGTTCCCCAAGAATATCTTGAGGCGAGAAAGGTTTGTTAACGTCCTCAGAGGGATCACTCCCCCACCAGTTCCGAACATCGCGCCAGATGATAAACACCAATGCGGTCTGAGCCAGATCCAGTGAGAGAGCAATCCACTCCACGTGAGTACTACGCTGCCGGGAAGTTCAAGCCGACCAAGATCGCATTGCGATTAGGCTGCTTGCAAACCAAGTTGTAGTAGTACCGGACGTATGCTTCGTACGAGTCGCTACCCGTAACTCGGCTAAGGACGTTACCATCCAAGTCAGCCAAGTTCGGATCTTCGATCTGCACCAACGACCAAGACTTGGTGTGGAGGAAGATCAACAGACCCTTACCGCAGTGACGGCTAACCTTGAGCGGGATACCGTTGAAGGACAACGATCCCATGTCGAAGCCAGCATCACCGTTGTCCACGGACTTGGTGCGACTGGTAGCCGTGGTAGCCGTGCTGGTGAACGAAAGCTGACCGACGTACTGCTGACGGAACACGTAGTGTGCAATCATGCAGTCCGGCGTCGAGCCCGACTCGGTGGCGATGTCATCGAGAATCGCCTGCATGCGACCCGTGCTGAGATCAACACGATCACCCGAGCCGCTCAGGTTGGCTGCACGAATAATGCTCTGAAGCACCTCGTTCGCCTTGGAGGCCGGGGCGACTTGGTCACTACGGTCAACGCCGAAGTGCGTCTTCTCACCAAGGTTACCATAGATACCCATGGACTCGGCTTCCTTGCCACCAATGATAACAAGGTGAGCAGTCCCCGCAGCAGCGGTTCCCGCACCATCGATATCACGCGTGTCAACAGGGCCATCAAACTTGATGTGCTGCTTAGCGCCTGCGTCACGATACATCGTCACAGCAATCGACTTGTAGGTGTCGAGACGAACAAGCGTACCAGCAACCTTAGCAACAGCCGTTTCCGGGATGAGGTCGATGTTACCTGAAAATTCGATGGGAGTATTTGCGGGGAAGTTGTCGCGCTCGTTGAGGAAGCCAACAGCACCACCGCCGGTGAACATCGCTTGGTCAGCAGCGTTCTTGACGGTTTCCATTGCGCCATCAAGTTCAACCTGAAGACCGTTGATGAACGCACCAACGCTGGCTTTAGCCTGAGCAATTGCCGGGCCTTGGATTTCCATGCGACCGTACAGGTACTTGGCCGACACCGTCAGCGAAGCGTACGTTTGCTGGCCAACAGGAGGCAACGATGCGTTTGCGCTAAATGCAGGCGATTCGTTACGCGCCGTGCGAACAGGGATAATCGCTTCACGACCAACCCAATCGACTTTTTCTTTTTGGAAGAGATCAAACGCCATGATTTCATTGTTCAACTGGTCCTGCAAAGGCCCCAAGTAGAACTGTTTCATCACTGCGCTTAACGTAGTTAAAGTAGCAGCCATTTTACTATTCCTTAATAGTTAGGATCACCCGGTCCATGCTGCTTCGATAGCTTTCCGAGCCTGTGCATGAGCATCTTCCCATGTCGTTGGCTTTTTAGCCCCAGCAAAACCGCGAGATCCAGTGTTTGATTTATTACTTACTTCTGGGGGTACGTCTGGAGGTGTAGCAGGAGCCTGCGTTTGCAGGTGTGGGTTCGCTTCAAGGTACTCAGCAATGACGGACTCTCGCATCTCAGCGACACGGGCCGCTTCGGAGGTTGCCAATTCCATCAAGTCTGCATCCGGGTTGTTCTGTACATGTTGCAACAGAGCAATCGGATCGACGTTAGGGTGCTCTTGTTGGATGACAGCAATCTGTTGCTCCATCTCATTCATGTGCTCCCTAATCTTTGCTTCACGCTCGTTTTCAGCCAATCGGACTTCCAGCATTTGCAAGCGCTGATCGTAAGGATCGGTATCGTCATAGTTGTATGACTCTTCCTCTTGATATTGCTGTTGCGGTTGCTGGATGTTGTAGCGTCGCAGGGTTTCTAGTTCCTGCTCCTTTGCTTTGAGGCGTTCCACTTCCTGCCGGAGTGTATCCGCTTCATCAGCGTATTGGTTCTTAGCAGCAATAACTTTTGAGAACCGAGAGTACGGTACGTTGTGACCTGTCTCTTCGACCTCTTCATTATCACCACTATCTTCGAGCGCTACCTCTTCTGGTGCTTCCGACTCATGTACGGGCTCGCTAGCTTCTTCCTGAACCTCTACCGGTTCTGGCTCAGGTGCTTGAGCAGCGGGTTCCTCACCAAGATTGAGTCCTTCGAGTGCGGCGGCCAACTCGTTTTGTTGTTCTTCTGACAACATAATTTAACGCCTTTCCTACGCGAATAACGCTCGCGCAACGTAGTTACATTGGGTTATATTGAATGGAGCAACGAGGACGCACCCAATGAATAATCCTCGCTAGCACGCCCTTTGTACACCTTACCGGTTGCTGCTTCCCACCTAAGTACTTCACTTATATTGGTTGGCTTGGCCGATGTCTGTACCGCTTGGGCCACTTCGTGTATCTGATCTAACCCCATGAGCGCAAGACCAGTTGCTATGATCATATCATCATGCTTACCAGCCGCGGCTTCTACTTTACCACGGTTGTTGTAGATCAAGCTGTTGGCTTCGAGCATGAAGTTTACGTCGCGTATTTTGATCCATCCCCGAGTCACATGTTCGTACAATCGAGTGAGTAACAAACCTCTCGACTTGACGTTGGTGTTGTAACCCCACTTTGGTTTCCATACGCCACTTGTCTTATCGTATGCGGTATCACGATACATGGAGAAGTACTCTTCATCACGCATGTGCTCAACAATCGATAACCCGTATGAGTTGCTTTCGATGACTGCGAGCGCTTTATACTCTCGAGCAATCTTGAGCACTTCTTCACGAAAGTCTGATGGTGAGATCCGGTCGTAAAACGCTGCTACCTCTCGAACGGATTTTTTGTCGGTGACATCCAGAACTTTAATAGTGCTAAAGTCCCCGCCAGGAGAACCAGAAGCGGTGTCCACTCCCATCGAGTAGATGTGGTACTGCATGGGTTTCTCGAACTGGTGGTATCCGGGCTTGGCTGTGGTGACGCTGTACGTTTCTGGAAAGAATCGATCCCCCGATGTAACGAACGCAACGTCAGGCGACGACGGAAACTCTTGATGAAAGATTCGCCAGTTATTGGCGCATTTAACTCGAAGTGTGTACACCAACCAATTAAACTGCTGATCCGACAGTTTGTGTTCTTGTTTGTACGCTCGCTCAAGTTTGGTGTAATCTTGGAAACGAGGCTTGCTAATCTGACATCGATCATCGATCATCCACGGTAAGAAAATCTTGGTGTAGCCTGCGTCATTAACCCACAGGTCGTAGGCCCCATTAAGACCGTTAGCTGTCGATTCCAAGACAATACTGGCATTGGCATCTGCTGTTTGAAACAATGAGGCGATGGTCTTTTCAACGTTGGACCAAAACGCATACTCGGAGGCATGGATATATTGATAAGTCTGCCCACGGAAACTATCGGAGTCAGCGCTACCGATCTTAATCTTGGAACCAGTGACGAGGTTCAGTTCGTTGTGCCTGTTCTTGATCGCCTTCGGGCGCATTTCATTAGGAAGGTTCTTGTAGAAGTGCTGGTAGATCGTGAACAACTCTTTGGCGGCCTCGTCAGTATGAGCGACAACAGCGACTCGGACGTTCTTGTTGAACAGAGCCTTCCAGAAGAAGTAGCCAGCGATAACGGTGGACGACCCAAGCTTTCGGGCTTTGAGGACCATTGTTTGGAAGTTAACATCAACCGCCTCGATGATCTCGATTTGGGGCTGGTTTAGGTTGAGGTTGACCACCTCACCGCTTGTGTTAACAATCTTTAGGTAGCGACACGCAAAGTACGTGAAGTCCTTACGGCACTTCAGCAGTTCTGATCGCACCCTGCCTTTGTTTAGTTCCATTCGAGGTTAGCTTCACGGGTCTTACGGGATGATGACTCAAGCATAATCTTATGGCTGTTCTCTAGCCACTTGATTAGCCCTTTAGCAAAGCGCACTTGCTCAGGCTCGTTGCCTTTAAGGTCTTCATCGAAGGTATCAAGAAACTCAGCAAACTGATGCAAGCGAATGAGAAACATCTTTTGCTTCTGGCGAAAGTGACGCTTGTCAATCATGTCGAGCGCCTTCTTTGTGATGGCTGCCTGCTGCTTGGTAATGATGGTTGTCGTTAGAAAGTTCTCTTCTTCGGTAAGCCCGGTTTCTACGATCTTCTTGTTCTCATCTTCTTTAGCAAAGGCATCGAGGGAGTACTTAATACTCATCATGCATTCAACACACAACTTCTCAATGACTTGGTTGTTGGCTCTCATTTTTGGCATGTCGTAACTCATCCTTCAGGGCAAAGAACATACGCCTAAGCTTGGCGATGTCCGACTGGTTATCTTCTACAATCTTATTGAGTCGCTCAATATTTTCAATAGCGTCTTCAACGCGCTTGGTCCACGCATGCGCTCGGTTGAGCGTATAGATCAGGACAACCACCAGCGCTCCATCAGCGCCATTGAGTACCATCTTGATTAGTTCGATGGTTTCTACACTCACTGTACGACCACAGGTTTGGGGGTTGCTTTGCGCTTCTCGTCTTCCTCGTCCAATTCGTCGAGCAATGCTTCTAATGAAGTGTCTGCACCCTTCTCATCGATGTTCCATGTACGACGCTCGTTACGGATCTGAGCGGTGATGACATCAGACAAGGTCTTCAGAGCGTGTGCCTTTTTAGAAACCTCGGTATCTGGGATCTTATCAACGGCCTCAAGTAGGCTTGCTGCACGATCCATGATCTGTTGCGACACGGACTTGTGTTG